CCTCTAGGGCATCATTGCCCGGCAGGAACTTCCGTGCCTTGCCCAGCACTTCCAGCCAGACCTCCAGCACCACCGCCTCGATGGCGGAACGGTTGACGTGCGCTGAGTGGATGTGGTATCCACCCGTGCTATGGACGGTGGACATATCGACCCGAATCTGCTCCTTGCTCACGTCGCCTCCCATGTCAGCCTCCCGTCCTGATCTCTCGGGATTCTTTTTGGGCCGATTCCACGCATTCACAGAGCGCCTGTATGCGCCCTTCCCATTCCTCCGGTTCGCTCCACCACACCTCGAAGCGCGGGTATGCTCCCTCCACTCCAGCGGCCTCCACTGTGAAGCCACACCAGCCAAGGGCCGGGAACTGCTCCTCATAGTGACAAAGCGCGTTGAGGAATGGTTGCCAACCGTCAAGACTAGTTCGGAAGCTGATGTGTCCACAGTTCTTCACGGCCGTCCCGTAAGGCTCATGCCCCTGGCAGGATTGGGCTGTACAGAGCCAATCGATATCGTTCAGCCGCCGCAGGTAGGGAATGAGCGGCTGATCCACGCCATTCGCTTCGATGTCGCGCGCCAGTTCGGCTAGGCGGTGCGTTTTCTCGGCCTCGCTCAACCAGAGTCTGGCAAACGGCAATCCCATCTCACCCTCCCGTTCCAAATGTCTCTACGCACCTGCACTGAATCACTTCAGCCGCCGGCCCCGCCGGGTCACACGGAAACATGCACCCGTTCGAGTAGCGCGCCGCCAGGGGCTGCGTCTGCGCATCAAGCCCCGCACCCGGCTTGTGGGTATCCCGCTCCCGGCCGTCCCGGCTCGATACCCAGGTGTGCGTTTCCACGACCCCGCTCTGCTGCGCCGCGCTCCGCGTCCCGTAGTTCGCGGCGCCGCCCACCTCTGTCCGGGCGATCACGAAGCTTCGATGCCTGCCATACCCGTCATATAGCCCCCGAATCCGCGCCGCTATCTGTGGCACCCCCTCGTTCGCGGCCAGCGCATCCTGGATCTCCCTGCGCAGCGCCACCTTCGTCGCGGTGGTGATCTCAGAGACATGCTCCCCTACCACCTGTGAGACGAACGCCTTCGCCTCCGCCGGCCACGGATCCCAGACTACCCGGCTCTCTGTCGGCCCCGCCGCCCGCCCCTTCACCTCCATCCCGAATCCCTTGGCCGCCTGCTCACCGAAATGCTCGAACACGGCCTGCCAAGTCGCCAGCAGGAGCGTCTCCCATTCGCCTTCCTGCGCGGTAATGATGGGCGCGAACGCCTGCGATCCGCCTTCAATCGCCTTCAGGACGGCCTTCTCCTCCTCCGAGAACCGACTCTTGACCTTCCCTGCTATCCCCTTCTCCCAGGCCAGTCGCTGCCGGTCGAACGCCCGCCAGTACGTCGTCCGCTGCGCCTCGGTTTGGAGATTCAGAACGCGTGCCTCTGGCGGTCCCCCAGCCCCCTTCTCCTCCTCGGGCTTCCCCGCCGGCTTCGGTTCACTCCCCACTGGCATCATCATGACGGGTAGATAGCCTACATCCCCGCCCTCTATCGGCTCAAAGCCGAGCCCGAGCTCCTCGTTGACCTCGTTGAATGGGACCCCCATGGCCCAGAGGTCCTTCGCTTGCCCGATCAGTTCGCTCCGTGCTTCCGTCACCGCGGGCGTCTGGGAGAGGTCCGTCGTGAAGTAGATGTCGCCGTCGAAGAGCGGGGCTAGGGTCAAATCCATGGTCGAGGCGAGGTCGTCCAGGAAGGGGATGATCGTATCTTCCCAGGTCATCCGGCGCGCCTGTCGTGCGTTCTCGAACTTGGCCTCTATGAGGCCGACCCATTCGGGCCGCACCCCGAAGATGTTGCATATCTCGACGGCGCTCATCTTCCGACCCTGGAGGAAGTCCATGTCCGTGGGGCTGAACCCGTGCTGCTGCCACGTAAGTCCGCCCTCCAGCAGAAGGGGTACACGGGCATTGGCCGCCCCAGTGATCTGCTCTTTGAGCATCAGCCGTAAGCGGTCGTACTCGTCCTGGGTGAGCTTCTCTTTCGCGACTAACGCCCCCGCTGGCCGCGCTTGATTCTGCAGGGCAGCAACATTCCAGTCTATGGCGGCATTGTCAGTATCCACAACCCGCGAGGCGGCCTGGAGTGGCGAGAGGCCCAGCAGGTCGTTGCCCGGGTCCATCAGCTTGAAATGCACCACCGCGATGCCCTTCGCATCATCCCGCACCGGCAGGGTCGTCTTCTGTGAGCCGATGGTATACTCATATCCGCTTACGAACGTCTTCGCATCGGGTATCGGCTTCACGCGGTCAGGTCGCAACCGATAGAGCTCCTGCGCCGTCTCGCCCTGCCTGAGAATCAGCCAGTAAGCATTGCCGCCGAGGTTCAGGTCCAGGGTCGTCGCCTCCATGACGTCCTGCAGGCTCGCCCAGGGGTTCGGCTTCGCGAGCAGCAGTGCGGCGGGGTGGTCGGGTAGCGTCTCCTCGCCCCGCGGCGTCATGCGCTTGACAAGCCAGGGGACGGATGATATGCAGGCCGAGAGGCGCCGCACGCAGATATAGACGATCCCATGCGCCCGGTAGCCCTCCGTGATTGCCTTCTCGACCGACCAGTCTGTCCACGCCGGCCGCCCGGACTGCCAGGGGGGCACCCAGGAGAAGGGCATGTCGATCGACCGCATAAGCCACCGCCCGATTCGTGCGCGCAATCCCATATCAGTAGAGCGGCCGCATGTTCGGCCTTATCTCCTCTGCCAGTTGAGCGAATGCCATCATGACCGCGTCTCCATCATCCGTCGAACGCCCGATCCGCTTCTGGATCTCGTCCTTGCTCTCGACCTGGATGCGCCCCCCAGACATGACGCGCCAGTGCGGCGCCGTCAGATCCCCGGTTAGGAGGTCGGCGGGAGGTAGGGCAATATCCTCCCCGCTCGCCGGGTCGAGCATCTCCCGCAGTGTCCACCAGCCCGCCGAACGCTGGTTCGTGAAACCAAGGATACCCGCACGGTCCTTCAGATCGGTGCCCTCAGAAGCGTTGAAAGGTATGCCAGCGAGCTTCTGCTCCCTCAGCCTGTCCACGACCCCCGCGCCGATCCCGATCACGTCCACATATGCCTCGCCCCCTAGACTCTTCAGGATAGCGGCCGCCCTGCCCGCCGTTTCCATCGTGTCCTCTTTCGAGTGCCGCCTCAGCTCCTTGATGGCATTCCCATACCGGAGGGCGAACACCGTCATGTTGCTGCCGCTTCGGGCAACGTCAACGCCGGCCCGCTTGAACTCCCCCCACTCCCCGGAATCCTCCAGCGCGTACCATCGCTTGTTGGCCGCCTCGACCCATGCCAGGGGGATGATACCTTCCTCTTCCGAAGAAGCGAACTCACCCAGCACGCGGTTCTGGTAGACCGCTGAACCGTCACCCCACTGCACCTTGCGCTGGTCTGCCCACTCCCGGCTCACACGGCCTGCCGCAATGCACTCTTCGAGCGTCACGTGCCGTACCCACCAGTCATCGTAACCCGGCTTGCGGCTGTGAATGTCGTAGAAGCGCCCCTGGGGCTCTCCGGGCGTAGAGATCGCTAGGGCATAGCAGTTGCCCGATGCCAGCGCGCCCTCGGCCGCATCCCAGGTTGCCGGCGGGATAGCCTTCGCCTCGTCGAACACGTACAGCAGCCGGTCGGCGTGCGCACCCTCAATCAGGTCTGGCTTGTCAGAGGCCGCCGCGAATGCTTCGCCATGACGGAGCTTGCACATCAACCCGAGCAGTTCCGTGCGCTGATCGAATCGCTCGCGCCCCAGCTTCTCCCAGCAAAGGCGCCGTGCCCATTTGTGGATTTCCGGCCAGAGGTAGTGCGTCAACTGCCGCCATGCCGAAGCCGTCGTTACCGCCTTCCAGTCACCCCGGCCTGTCGCGTCGCGGGTCAGGGCGAACCACAGGACTACCCAAGCGGCCAGGGCCGTCTTGCCAGAGCCGTGAGGGGAGCGGATAGCCAGCCGCCGGCGCGTGCGCAACTGCCCGAGTACCTCCAATTGGTAGGGCGTCGGCCCTTCATTCTCGCCCCACTGAATGCACTCCAGCACGAAGCCCTGGGGGTCACTAGCGAACTGGGCGACAAGCGGGGAGCGGCGCGACGCCACCCTCCGACGTAGGCGCTCTACACTCGCCTCTATGTCAAGGACGGCCGTTGACACGTTCGCCCTTCATGGTAGCCACGACTTCCTCCACCACGGTATCCCACTTCTCCTCGGGCACGTTGCGGGTGATGACATCCGCCAGCTTGTCCACACTCGCCGGGTCAAGCTGTACGGCCGTCCTGTCAGTCGCCTTCCCCAGCGCCAGGGCTTCGAGCTTGTGTGCGACCTCCATGCTCTTCGTCGCCCAGTTGAGGGCAGCGATCGCGTCCTTGATTGCCTCGTCTAGCGCGCCCGGCCGTGCCAACGGGTCAGCCAGTAGTTCGGCTACCTGCGCCTGGGCGCGCACCAGACGGGCTAGTGCGACCGGGGCGGCTGTATTGACTGTTGCCCGCGCCGTCGCGGCAAGGGCCCGGGCTTCTGCAAGGCGCGCCGCCTGCTGCCGCAGGTTCTCCTCGTTCTCGGCCGCCTTCGCGTCGGCCTGGGCATCCAACAGCCTGTCAGAGGCTACCGCGGCTACGTGGTCGTCCCATGCCTCGGAGCGGACCTTCCACTCATACTTGCCAGCCCACCGGCGCCACCAGTGGAAGTACCTGGCTTTGCCCTCCTTTGCCGCCTGTCTTGCCCCCACGGCCTTGGCGACGGATCGCCCTGGGCCGAGGTCCCGATAGCGCAGGAAGGCCGCATACGCCTTGCTGCCCTCCCCCTTCCGCCGCAGCCATGGGGGGCGCTCAGGCATGGACCCGCACCGCCGTTCCGCCAGTGAACTGCTCCCACCGGGAGAGGATGACATCGCAGTAGCGAGGTTCGAGTTCCATCAGATAGCAGATCCTGCCCAGT